TGCAGACGGTGCAAACATAACAAACGTAGATGCTGTTACACTTGACGGTATAGACAGTTCACAGTTTCTACGTAGTGATGTAGCAGATACTAAGACTGCAGGTAACTTAAACTTTAGTGATGACGTTAAAGCTGTATTCGGAGATGGGTCTGATCTTGAGATATATCACTCAGGTACAGCAAGTGTGATTCATGATAATGGCACAGGCAACCTTGAACTAAGGGCAGGTAGTTTTAGACTAAAGAATGGGGCAAACACAGCTTTTCTGATGAAAGCTGATGTCGGTGGTGCTGCTACTCTGTTTTACAATGGAGATGAAAAGTTTGCCACCACCAGCACAGGCGTAGACATCACGGGTACTTTGACCAGCGATGGGCTGACTGTGTATAACGGGACTTCTGATCCAGATGTGTTATTTAGAAACAATGGTACAGGAGATGTTACTTTAACATTCCGACGAGGTGCCGCTGATGATGTTTATACTGATTGGTCGTTAATTAACGATAGCGGCACGTTTAAATTTATATCAGACAATTCTTCAGACCCAGACCACACGCAGTTAACCATGTCCCAAGGAGACATTAGCTTTTACGAGGACACAGGCACCACGGCAAAGTTCTTCTGGGATGCGAGTGCTGAGCAGTTAAAGCTTGGCACATTAAACAATAGTGTTAACCCTGCTGTGTTGGCGATAAAGTCTGACGCAAATGGCCACGCACTTACTATTGAGGAGCCAGCGGGGGCAGGTGAAAGCTGGCAGATTGGCGTTGATGCTGATGGAGACTTGGGTTTCTATAACAGCACAAGCACAACTGCATCAGTTACGTTTGATGACAGCGGACGGGTAGGGATCGGTGTAACAAGCCCAGATGGTAGACTTGAAGTACAACAAGCACAAAACTCTGCAACAGCAGGTAGTTTTTCTGGGCCACACTTACGCTTAAACAACAGTACAACTACTGACACCACAGGTTTTACTGGTATTGCTTATTCTGGCTCTACTGTTGACAACTACGGTTGGACATCAGGTGTTCAAAGAACCAGCACCAACGGTACAGAAGTAGACTTTATATGGCGGCATCATAGTAACAATGCTACTGGCAATGAGCGTATGCGGCTCGACCATTCAGGGAAATTGGGTATCAACACCTCAAGTCCGTCAAGCACATTAGATGTGAATGGAGATGTTTCTGTCAGCGGCACATTCACAATAGACAATTCAACCCAAACATCTTTCAACGTAGAATACGCAAACGATGGCTCAGGGATTGGCCCAGTACTGCGTACCTTTAGAGACAGCGCAAGTCCAGCGATAAGTGATTCACTTGGCGGTTTAGACTTTAAAGGCAACAACAGCGCAGGTAGTGAAAAGTTTTACGCACGAATAAAAGGCGTAATCATAGACCCCGCCGACACTACTGAAGATGGCGCAGTTGAAATTAGTGTATCTAAGGCGGGCACAGCCGCATGGGAAACTTCAGCCCTTGTAGCTAAGTTTGACCCAAATGGCATGGAGTTGCGTGGCGATCTTAGGTTTGAAGGTGCTACAGCTAATAATGCAGAAACTACACTAACAGTAACAGACCCAACGGCTGATCGCACTATTACACTGCCTAATGCTAGTGGAACTGTGGTTTTGCAGGATAGCAACGGTGATATTTCCGTAGCAAATGGCGACAAGCTAATATTTGGAAGCACTGGAAACACTTATATAACGGGTGAAGATAGCGGCGCAGATAGTTTTGAAGTATACACTGACGGTTCAAATCGTCTGACAGTAGATCAGTATGGTGTTTTAGTGGCTAATGGGTTGCCATTCGCATATCAGAACGCAGCAGGTACATTTTACACAAACCTAGAAGCAACAGACCCAACGGCTGACCGTACAATTACTTTTCCTAATGCAACAGGAACAGTTTGGACATCGGGTAATGATGGCTCTGGCTCTGGCCTAGATGCGGATACGCTAGATGGGGTTCAGGGTTCAAATTATCTACGCAGTGACCAAGCTGACACCATAGACGGCAACTTAACCATCGGTGGCACAGCGCACATTGCGATGCAAGAAGGCCACTACGTCAATCGTCGTTTTGAGGTAGACAATGCGGATAACTCTAATACGATTTACATTTTGCTCTGTCGGAACGCTGCAAACAATGATGTTAATGGCACGATCACGATGGATCGCACAAGTGGACTTAGACACGCTTGTAAATGGGATATAGTTGTTAGCTCTGGGACTAGCACCACACCTGTTGGCAGCCTTATGGGGCATAGCGTTGCAGGGTCTGGTCAACCATCTGCAAGACTTGTAACCCTTACATATAGTTCAGCAAGTTACGTTGCCTTGGAGATTACTAACCCTGACAGCTACCACGAAACCACAGGAGCATATTTCAACGGTCGCATTGTAAACTCTGGGTCAAACACCTTTACATGTTTAAAACCAGCGAGTGTAAGTGCTGTTAGCTCAATGTATATCTCAACGAGCCGCACGATAATGAGTAACAACTTAGAAGTTGGAGACTCTATTTATGTGCCAAATAAAATTATACATGATGGTGATACCGACACTTACACGCAGTTTAATGCAGCAAACTCTTGGCGTGTTGTTACAGCAAATACACAAAGAGTACTGGTAAACACCACAGGCGTTCAGCTAGGCGATAGCGGAAACGGCTACTTCCAACCTGTCTCTGGCGGCTTCGGCTCTATCCAGATTGATGGCGGTGCGCATGGTGGATGGGAGGGCTACAGCATTGGTGGTCGTGCTGTGTTTATGCATAACAATTCTACCACTCTGGGATTGTACGATGATGTAAATGATCATTGGGCAATGAACCATGTGTATAATGGCGCAACTCAACTTTTTTATGATGGCTCAAATAAACTCCAAACAACCAGCACTGGTGTGAACATAGACGGCGATCTCAATGCTGTAGATAATATTTATGTTGCAACTAACATTTATCACGAAGGTGATACTGATACTTATGTAAATTTTAACAATGATTATATTAGAATATACACAGGCGGCTCATATACGCAATTTACTGCTTCTGGCCCTTTTATTAATGATGGTTCACTAGCCGAAGACTACGATGCACTGTCAGGCACAACGCCAACGTGTAATGTAGACACTGGCGGTGCGTTTAGCCTCACAATGACAGGCAACACTACATTCACATTTAGTGGTGCAGCCAGTGGGTACAGTCAAGGTTTCATTCTACAGCTAACAGGCAACGGCTCAACAGTCACATGGCCTACCTCAGTAGATTGGGCGGGTGGTACTGCGCCTGATGCACCTGCAAGCGGTGAGACTGACATTTACGTTTTCTGGACAAGAGATGGCGGCACAACATGGTACGGCGTACTATCCGTAGACGCTGCGGCATAACTAACTTAAACAAAGGAGAGTAAAATGGCTAAAGAAAAAAAGGCTACTATTACTATTGACGATAAAGAATACACAGAAGATCAACTTACAGATGAACAGAAGGTGCTGGTCAACCATATTGCCTCACTAGATCAAAAGATCGGCTCTGCTCGTTTTAACTTAGATCAGTTATCTGTAGGGCGTGATGCCTTTATGGGAATGCTAAAACAGTCTTTAGAGAAAGACGAAGCAGCTTAAGGAATAACTAATGGCCTTTTCACAGAATCCTTTCTCCGTAGCTGCCTTTGGTGAAAGCTATGAACAGGCTGACTTAACTGTTACACTTACTGGTGTACAGGGTACAACAACAGTTAACGGTGATGGTGTTGATGCACGTTCTATTGTTACTGTACCACTTACAGGCGTACAAGCTAATACTACTGTAAGTAATGTAACAATAATAGCTAAAGCAGTAACTACAGCTAATAGCGTATCTGCTACTGGAACCATTGGTACTCCAACAATAATTGAAGGTACTGGTGTAACAGCTACGTTAAGTGGTGCAGCAGCAACAGGCAGCATAGGTAGTTTAACTGTAGATGCTGAAGCTGTTGTACTTTCAAACAGTGTAGAAGCTACAGGTACAATAGGAACTGTAACAGCTATAGCTCCTGCTGATGTTGTACCAACAGGTGTATCTGCTACAGGTTCTGTTAATACAGTAAACATTAAAGCTAAAGCTGACGTAATACCTGATGGTGTTGAAGGTACAGGTACAGTAGGTAGTCCTACTATACAGGCTGAAGCTAAGACTACACTTAATGGTGTGTCAGCTACAAATGCAGTAAACACTGTAACAGCTATAGCTCCTGCTGATGTAATACCCACAAGTATACTTGCTACATTTACTATTGGCAATGAGACAGTAACTACTGTACAATTCGATTACGAAGCAGTAAAAGAAAACTATAGTAGAAACCGTACAGCATACATAAAAGAGATTACGGATAATACAACTAGAGTAGTGTCTGTAAATGAAGTACCTAATAATGTTGTTTATGTTGAAGCACAAACCTCTGCAGCAAGAACAGCTTATGTACCTGAACCACAAACTAGAACTGTTTATGTAGAGGCACAGCCATCTAACTATAGAACTGTATTTGCTCAAGCAGCTTAAAGGATAATAAGATGTCATTAAAATGGCCTAACAAAGACCCTGATGAAACACTTGACTACAGCATAGATTGGTCACGTTTTCTTGGTGATGCAACTATATCAAGCTTTACTTGGTTTGTTGATGATGCCGATGGAACTAAGACAGAGTTAACAGATAGTGGTCCGTTAGTGAATGGTATTCAGTTAGTATCTTCTTCTAGTACTAACACTGTGGTTACAGCGCATATTGGTTCTGGTACAAACAACAAGCTGTATAAGTTTACCTGTAAGATAACAGATACGAATGGGTTAGTTGTTGAGCGTTCTATCCGTTTAAGAGTGAGGAATAAATAATGGCATACAACTTTCTTGGTCTTGTTAATGAAGTGAACCGTAGGCTTAACGAAGTAGAACTAACGAGTTCTAACTTTGCTACTGCTTCAGGTTTCTACAACACAGCTAAAGACGCTGTTAATGCTTCACTACGCCACATCAACCATGAAGAATCTAACTGGCCCTGGAACCATGTTCTAGAGGAAGAGATACTTACAGCAGGTACAACACGGTATGATTATCCTGCTGATGCTAAAACTCTTGACATGAATAGCTTCCGTATCAAACGTGATGCTGACTTAAATGTTAGTACAACTAAATTAAAATCGCTAGATTATCAAGAATACCTTGACAAATATATAGATTATGAGTATAACTCTAGTACTAATGTAAGATCAGTTCCTAGCTTTATTGTACGTGCACCTAGCCAAGAGTTCTTAGTAGTACCTTCTCCTGATCAAGATTACGAGTTAGTGTATGAGTATTACCGTAATCCTGTAGCGCTTGAACTATACGATGACGTACCTAGCGTACCTTTAGAGTTCAAACATATTATTGTAGACGGTGCTATGTTCTACGCTTATCAGTTCCGTGCTGACACACAGGCATCACAGATTGCACAAGGTAAGTTTGAAACAGGTATTAAATATATGCGTAGTCTCTACATTAACCGTTATGACTATATACGTTCTACTGTTATTACACATAGTACACCTAACGTGAAAGTTTCATAATAATGGCTACACAGTGGCAAACATTTCCTGTACCTTTTACTGGAGGGTTGATTACTAACATCAGTCCGCTACAACAAGGTATCAACAATGTAGGTTCAGCATATCAACTGCAGAACTTTGAGCCATCGCTAGACGGTGGTTATCGTAAGGTTGCGGGGTATGATAAGTTTATTGATTCAGCTATAACTGGTTCAGGTGCAGTACAGGCTTTAGCTATTGTACAACAGGATGGTAATGAAAAGGTTATAGCTGCACGTAGTGGTGTTTATTATATAGCTGATGCTACAGATGCTACACCAGCCTGGTCTTCTTTAGCTACAGCACCTAATACTAACTTTAGTAAAGCTAGACAGGCACGTTATAACTTTAACAACGCTTACAAGATTTGTTTTGTTGACGGTGTTAACTTTCCTGCGTACTTTGATCGTACAGCTAATACGTTAACATATCTTACATCTTCAGCTATTAATGATTCAGTAGAAGGTGCTAGTCATGTATGTTTGTTTAAGAGTACTCTCTTCTTTGGTGTAGGCACAGAGCTAGTTTTTACAGCACCATATAGTGCAGACGATCTAGACCCAGCTAACGGTGCAGGTAGTATTAGTGTTGGTTCGGAGATAACAGGTCTTATTGTTTTTCGTGATCAACTTATTATCTTTGCTGTAGATAAGATTATGCGCCTTACAGGTACAAGCGCAGCAGACTTTGTAATGAGTGCTGTTACTGAAGACTTAGGATGCTTAAGCACAGATACTATTCAGGAAGTAGGTGCAGATGTTATGTTCCTTGGGCCTGACGGTCTACGTACACTAAGTTCAACAGACCGCATTGGTGACTTCGGTATTGATGTTGCATCTAAAAACATTAGACCTACAGTAGGTAAATTACAAGATTATGCTACAAGTTTTTCTAGTATAGTTATACGTGGTAAAGCTCAATACAGATTGTTTGCTTACGTATCAGGTGAACAGTCTTCTGTTGCTAAAGGTGTTTTAGGCACTAAGTTTATTGACCAAGGTGGACAAGGTTTCCAGTGGGCAGAGCTAAAAGGTTTTAAAGTATACATAGCTGACTCTCAGTTTATTGGTGAAGATGAGTATCGCTTGTTTGCTAATAATGATGGCTACATATATAATATGGATACAGGTACTAGTTTAGATGGTGAAAAAATTGATGCTATCTATGAATCGCCTTATATGCCTATTAATGATCCACAGGTACGTAAGACTTTCTATAAGTTAGATATGTATATTAAACCTTTTGGTTCTATTAATATTACAGCAGGTATTAAATACAACCAAGGTGTAGCAGGGTATATACAACCAGCTAACTTTAATATTATTCAAGCAGGTGGTGGTACTGGTATATACGGTGACAACACTTCTTTATTTGGTACAGCTACATATGGTGCACCAAGAACGCAAAGCTATAAAAACCAAGTAGTAGGATCAGGTGAAACTGTAGCAATACGCATCGAAGATAAAAGTGCAGATGCTTCATTCCTATTAGACACAGCAATCTTCGAGTTTGCTACAGATGACAGACAGTAAGGAAATCTTATGGGTACAGGTTACGTAAGAGCAGATACAGCTAACAACATTGCTAACGGTAATGTTATTGATGCTGATGATCTAGACAACGAGTTCAACGCTGTAGAGGCAGCATTTAATGTTAGTACAGGTCACACTCATGACGGTACAGCATCGGAAGGTGCACCTATTGAAGTGCTTGGCCCTAGTCAAGACATAGTAGCTACAGTTTCTACACTACGCCCTAAGACTACAAACACTGTAGACCTTGGTACAACTACGTTAAGATATAAAGATTTGTACCTTGAAGGTAATGCTGACATAGATGGTACAGTAAATGTTGAGGGTGCCACAACTTTACAGAGTACACTAGCTGCAGGTAATACAACTATTACAGGTGACCTAACTGTTAGTGGAGATGCTACTATCTCTGGTAACCTTACATTTGGTGATGCTATTACAGATACCATTACCCTTACTGCTGACGTATCTTCTAACATCTTACCTTCTGCTGATGATACATATGACTTGGGTGCTGCAGACAGTGAATGGCGTGATCTTTACATTGATGGTACAGCTAACATTGATACTGCTGCTATTGATACAGCCAACATTGGTACACTAGCTGTATCAGGTAATGGTACTGTTACAGGTGATCTTACTGTAACTGGCGATATTAATGCTACTGTTGTAGGCACAGCATCTACTGCAAACGCTCTTACAACAGATCGTACTATTACACTAGACGGTGACGTGTCAGGTGCTGTTAACTTTGATGGTTCAGCTAATGTAACTCTTACTACTACTATTGCTGATGATAGTCATAACCACACTATCGCTAACGTAGACGGACTACAAACTGCACTAGATGCTAAACAAGCAACGATTACAGGTGCGGCTACTACTATTGATGATGCTGATCTTACAATAGATAGAGCAGTTATATCTGATGCATCAGGCAAAGTTGCAGTATCTTCTGTTACATCTACAGAGTTAGGTTATGTAAGCGGTGTAACATCTGCAGTACAAACGCAGTTAGATGCAAAAATGACTCCTACGTACACTGGTGATGTTGACATTACTGGTGAACTTGTGGTAGACTCATACAATGAAACGTATGCAGCTATTACTTCATCAAGTGGTACAGCTACAATTGACTGTGAAGCAGGTAATGTATTTTCATTAACACTAAGTGAGAACGTTACTACCTTTACATGGAGTAATCCACCATCAAGTGGTACAGCATACGGCTTCTCATTAAAAGTTATACAAGGTTCAAGTGCTTACACCATTACGTGGCCTACTTCAGTAGATTGGCCTGATGCAACAGCACCAACACTTAGCACTGATTCAGGTGCAGTAGATCAGTTTGTTTTCTATACACATGATGGTGGTACTACTTGGTATGGCTTTGTAGC